GCACTTGTGTATTTTGTAATTTTACATACTAAAGTTGTTTTATTTGGACCGCCTTCTTTTATTCTTAAATATTGACCGCTTACATATGTTTTTGAAACGTCATTAGTAGCAAAACCTCCTGAAGAAGTAACAGTCTTACTACCTGCTGTTATAGATATTCCTGAAATAGTCTTTTTTGCTTCTTCTATTCTAATTTTATAACTTCCATTACTAGAGCTGTACCCTGAGAACATAGAAGAGCCTGTATTATCAGTAATAGTATTAGTACTAGCATTGTAAGATACATCAAAACTTTGTTTTGGATTATGAGAATTTTTATATGAATTATTTAAAACTTGAGTAGTATCTAAATATATAGAAGAAGCCCCATCTATAAGCCCTTCAATAGGTCCTTCTGATATTAAATCATAGACGATAACAGACTGTTCCTGATTAGGACTGTTTCTTCTGCTTCGTACAGTATTATCAGGAGAAGTTGCTGCTCCGCCAGGGCTTGCTATTGCCTTCATCATATTGCTCAAAATTGCCATAATATTTATTTCTGATGAACAATAGTTAAAGATTTATTAGAATCTCCACCACTATTCGCTGGGCTATTTGACGTTGAACTTACATAAGTAAACGACGAATTATAACCTGTTGTTTTTTGATCTCTCATAGAGTAGTTTATTGTTACTCCAGGAACTATTAGTTCTCCATATAGTAAAGGAACTGGGCTTCCCATCTTTACATTTTCTTGTGCATTACCAAATAAATAACTATCTGGAGAGTTTCCAGGAGTCTGAGGAGTTAAGTAATCTGTTAGTCCTTTTAGTGCTAGTAGTCCTCCTATTGCGGCTATTGAATAAACTAACCATGTAGCAGCTACTCCAGCTTGTAAACCAACGGCTCCTATAGTTGCTACACCAAAAGGAACGTAAGCTGCTATTGCTGCTGCTATTGTAGGTGCGAATATCATAAGTGTAATTCCAATTATTATTTTAAATACATCTCCAAATCCAGAACCTGCTGGTACTGGAGTAATATAAATAGTATTATTTATAACTGGTAAAAAGAAATCTGCTATATCGTCTTCAGTTTTAATTAATAGGTCTTTTCCATGTATAACTTCCAAACCAACATTATCTTTTTCCACCAAATCTCCAATATATTCTGCAAACCCATCTGTTTGCGCTTCTATAAGTTTAAAAATATCTCGCAAGTTATTATCTGCAGATACCCAGTCTGTTCCAAACTTTTCTCCCATTTCACCCATTAACTTAACTTGGATCATAAATACACATCTCTTTTTCTGGGTACGATACTATCATGTATGGAACACCCATTGCTCGACAAGATTTTTTGTCTTGGTTACTCGGATTACATTTTGAGTCATAGTGACTATGGACTACATATTTTATTTTCGAAATGAGTTGATACTTCACAAAAGTTTTTGGGTCAATTTTAAACTCATTTAATTTATTCTCGGCAAAATTTTCACAATTTATAAATTCTTCATTTCCGTCTTTTTCTATAATTAAACCACACATTTCTTCAGGGGCTGCTTGTTCTGCTGCTTTGTAAATAATATCTAACATTAGTTAAACCTCGAACTTCCTGGGAAAGCTCCGAACGGTAGTACACTAGTATTATCATTATCTGCTTTCGGATTTGAAGTAGCACTTGATGTACTAATTGGAGTTGCATTGAATCTACGATTACAAGAAGATAATCTCTTTCCACAAATATCCCCTCTTTTCCAAAAATCTCCAAAATTAGGAGTGTTTCCTGCATTAGTAGTTTTTGCCTGCCATATACTATATCCTGTAGCCTCCCATGCTGTATTTGCACTTACATAAGTCCATGTCATTCCATAGTTATGAGTAGTAGCCCCATTACTTGGATTGGTAGGTAATCCTACCGTAGTCGGTGGATTAATTATTTCTGTTTTTCTAACATAGTTGTTAAATTTTTCATCGGTATAAGCATAATAAGTAGTACTTGCATTATAATCATCATATACACAGGCTCTTACAAAACTACTATTATTTTCAGCAGGCGTTCCTTTTGAGGTTTTAGTTCCAGTAACTCTTGCTTGCCAATAACTTTTTACAGAAGCAGTTGTGTAGTTTCCATTTGTATCTAATCTTGTTGCTGTTTGATTATATGAATATAAAGTATTTGTTGTAATGTTTGAACTCCCACTTAAACTATCCCAACTTGTTACTGAAGTATTTGGTAGTATATAATGGTCGTCAACATTTACAAATGCAGTAAATTGTGCCCCTGTGCTTATTCCTGCATTTGTTATCTCAGCTCTATAGAATCCATGAGAGTGCCAACTACATCCACCTATTTTTTGACTTTCTTTTCTAGTAGGACTTGCACCTTGATATTCCCATGCGCATCCATTTCCTACAATAGTTCTTTTTGGTATTGTTACTCCGTCTATATCAAAAGGAGAATTTAATTCAAACTCGATACTCGTTGAGTCTTCGCTTGATATTTTATCTATAATCCAAACTTCTCTATTAAACTCTACTGGAGTCACTCCTGAGCCTGTTGCACTTGCTCCGCCTACTATATATTTAGCAAGAGTAGTTCTACGAACCATTTTTTTACCTAATAATTTTGTGTAATCTCCACCTATTGCTTGTTTAAAACTTACTTGAGCATTAGTACTATCTGTTGAGGAAGAAACTCTTAATCTTGGTCTTGCCATTGCTCCTGATTGATTTTTTTCAAAACCATCAGCTGTAATTGGCAAAGTATAATAAGTATTTAATTGAGTATTTGTTTCATAATCATACATTTGTATAGGAGTATTATTTGCATTATTATACCCACTAAATCTAACATAACTTCCATCTTCTTTTTCTACTTCATACATATGTAAAATAGAACCAGGGGTTAGTGTTTGTATTGCTGCAATTAAACTCATTATTCGTAAACTCTCACTAATTTTGTCTGTAAATCATAGTAATCATCATATGCCCAAGATTGACTCCAATCAGCACAAAGTACTTTAATTGTTGTTTCTCCTCCGCTTTCTGAATATGTAAAATTAAAAGAGGTAATACCTGCTTTAGTTTCTAAAAAATTTGTTATTTCGTCTACATCTGCTTTTGTTCTGTTTGCAAAATTTAAACTAAAAACTTCATCTAATGGATTGATTCCATTTCCTACTCTTTGTGAATACCCATCTCCAAATTGAGCTGAATAAACTCTAGGGGTTGATTTTCTAGTAAACCCTTTATCTGGTACTGCTTGTCCAAGGCTTCCGCCTACGTTAAATCCTATTGCCATTAGTAACTACTTAACAGGCCTCCTGTCCTTTGCTGTTTAACAATTTCTTGTTGTACAGCCGCTGCGACACTATTTCCAAATGCTTTTGCTTTGTCGCCTTCCAATTTAATATCTGTTCCGCCTTCCGACATATTTACAGTAACGCTTACATTGTTTGTTCCACTGCTTCCTTCTAACATTTTTACTGGTATAGACTTATCATTTCCTAATGGTACGACTGCTTCTGTTCCATGTAGTGTTGCAGGATAACCAGCTTCTGGTCCATCTGCTACTCCACCACTTCTATAAGAACGATATCCACCTCCAGCTCCTGGTTGCATGATTCCGCCTTGTCTACCTTGAGTCCCTCCAGTTAAACCCATCAAAGCACCAATTGAGGCACCTGCCGCTGGGTTAATCATGCCTACCATTGCCATAAGTGCATTTAATATAAGTTGCTTAATTATCATTTTTGTTATATCTGATAGTATAGAAATTGCCATATCTCCAAAGGCTTGTTTCATTGTTTTTGTACCTTTTGCAACTTCAACTAAAGCTCCTGCCATATCATTTGCAAGTCCTTCTGTTAATCTATTTGCTATATCATGCTGCAATTTCATTTGTCTTGTTAGCTTTTCTCTTAATTCGAATTCTTCTTGTAATTTATTTAAAGCTTGTTCTTGGAATTGTTGTTTTAATACGCCTTCATCAGTTTCAAGATCTGACGTGCCAGTTACTTTATTATACAAAGCATTTTCTTTTGCTGCTTCGCCTGCTGTTACTCCTGCATCTGCTAACGCGCCCATTGCTTCCGGTCCTTGTAAAAATCCTGTTAATCTATTTTGCTGACTATTAAAGAAAGAGCCTCCTGCAATTCTACTTGCAATATCTGCACTTCCTTGTTGATATTGTTTAAACTTTAATATTGCCATTTGTTTTTGTATTTCTAACTCTTTCTCAGCAATTTCTAAATTATCTCTGGCTAATTGTACTTGGTCTTGTAAGGCAAGTTTTTTCTGTGTATCTACGTCTGCTCCCGCATCTTGTAACACTCTTTCGGCTATTCTTAATTCTATTCCTGACTGTGTAACTTTATTTTTCTTATCTTCTGTATCTAATCTGTCTTTTTCATTGAAAGCTATTTGTTTATTTACTTCTAATTGTAAATCTAATTGATCTAATTTTTCTGTATGTCGTTTTTTATTTAAATTAAGTGTGTTTTCATTTTCAGCTTCTAATGCCTTCATAAATGCAGTATTAAGTATTTTTAGTTGTTTTCTATTTTCAATCTCATCTTTACTTGCTTTATTTTGTTTTTTCTGTGCACCTAATGTACTCTCCATAACATCTAAATTTTGGCTCTTTAATATATTTGTTATTTTGTTATAACCTTCCATAAATTTACTGCCACCCATCAATGCATCAATTCCAAAACCTTCTGGATCATCAGGGTTAAGCATATTACTTTGCGTCATTATATTTTTCTGTAAAGCTTTCATTGCAGAAGCTGAATCTTTAACTTGAGTATTTTCTAATCCAAATGCATTTTGTATTATCTTTCTTCCTTCTGCGCTTTCTGTTAAGAAACTTAAACTATCATATTGACCTTGTCTTGCAGATTTAATACTATCAATGTTACTCATAACGTGCTCGTCTGTTGTATATGCAGTTAAATTAGAAGTATTTTGTTTAAAAGTTTTTAGCTGATTAAATGTACCAAGTCTACTTTTTAGTTCTTTTTCAGCAGTTGCTTGGGCTAAGTCAAGTTTTTCAAGTGTATTATCTCCTAAAGCACCACTTGCTCCAACAAGACCTGATATTTCTCTTATTAAAGAAGCATAAGGTCTTTGTTTTGCCCCACTTACTACATTTAATACTGCTTTATCTAATCCCTGTATTTGTTCATTAAACTGTTTTGTAGCCATTCCAGCCTGCATAACATCATTGGCTATAACTACAAATGGATTTTTATTAGTCAAATCTATTTGTTGTAAGTTATCTATAGGTCCACTAAATAAATTTTGTATTCCCTCTAACTCAGGAACTAAATTTACAATGCTTTGAATAGAGTTTAATAGTTCGTTCTGCGTACCTTCATTCATAGTACCTAAAGATAGTCCTTCATTAAACTGCCTGATAATTCCTAATACATCTCCTGTTTTTAGTGCATTTGCTTGTTGCTCTAAAACAGACATCCCTCCAACTACAAAACCTTCTCTTCTAACTCTTTCCATATTCTGTAGTTCTGTATTTAAAAGTTTTAAAGAGTCCGTAAATGCCACCGCTTTTTCTTGAGCTTTTGTTAGATCTTCTTCTGTGCCTTTCATCATGGCTCTTATACCATCAAAAGCAATAAAAGCTAAACTTATCCAACCAAAAGCACCTAATAA